CCATTATTGTTATTATTATTATTACCTTTGCTTTTACCTTTTGAATCTAAATTACCTTGATAATCTGAAGTACCCATTAAAGAATCATTTGCTTTTTTATCTTTAGTCTTTTGTGTGTTTTCCCAACCTTCATCTGATCCACCGCCACTAGCTCCATTAGAACCCATAATTATTTTCCAAATGTTAAAGAAGATTTAGTTTCAGATTTTAATTCGGATTTAACTTCTGACTTAACTTCTTGATTGATACCCACACCATTATCTAAATCATCCATGTTGCTAACAACTTTTTTTGCAGCAGGTTTCTTTTTTGTAAATACTTTTTTAATTTTATCTAACATATTATTCTCCTAATAAAGTTTTAAGTTTAGATTCTTCATCTTCCTGCACACCCAATGGTCCAGTAAGGATTGTAGACTTTCTACCTTTTCTTTTTCTTTCAATAGCATCTTGTTCAGCTTTTATTCTTGCTTTTTCTTCAGCAGATAATTCTGCGCTTGGCGGCTCTGGTGGCGGAGCAACAGGTGGCAAAGGCGGCATTTTTGGTTTAAATATTGATCCCATAATTAAATAATCCTATAATTATTATCTGCTACACTTTGTGGCGCAGTTTGTCTAGTATTTAATTCTTGTAGTCCAACAGCTAGATACCTCATTGCATCACAAGCATGTGAACTCCAATCATGTACAGGTTTCGATCTGAACATTCTATTTTTGTCGATGTACTTCCTATGGTAATGTCTTAACGCATCTACGAGACTTTTGCAATGGTCAGTATCAATCCAACATCTAGGCAATAGCATTGTTACTGCATGAATACCTTCTTCTATTGGTAGCTTCGGCACTACTTTAAACCGCACACCTAATTGATAGGCTATCTCTCTTCTAGTCTTACCATTACCAAACTCTTGCACATCTATATCATGCGGAGCATAATGTTCCTTGTATATATAAGGTTTTTCATTAAGCATCTGTATGTAGTGTGGTAATCCATGACCTCTTTCTTCATGGTAATCTATAATCTGTATTGCTGTTCCTTTTTGTTGAAAAAATATAATACTACTGTGGTCGGCTACTCCGAGATCCCATGCAGTGGAGACAGGCAAGGAAGGATCATAGGGAACTCTAGCTATCTGGTTCTTATCATCTATCTTTGCAATCTCATCGCCATATATTGCACCTTCAATGTTTGCAATCCAATCACACTCAAACTCTTGTAGGTATTTCTTTTCACCCATAACTTCTTTTGCTTTAACAAGTTCTTCTTCATCAACTATCTTTGTCTGACTTGCTTTTGCTTTATAGTTAAACCAATCTTCTGCGCCATTTGCGTGTTGGTATAGATCATAGAAGTTATTGTTCATTCCTGCTGGTGTACCAATAAATACACAATAACCTTTTCTATCTGATAGAGCTGGTCTAATTATTTCTGGAAATAGTTTTTCATTTACATTTGCGTACTCATCTATAACGCATCCGTCTAGGTATATACCTCTTAAGCCATCGCAGTTCTCTGAACCTAGTAATGTTATTCTACTGCCATTTGGCAGATCTACTCTTAACTCTGTTTCATTAAACTTTGTTGCTGGGATTTTTGCGGTAAACTGTTTTACATAATCCCATGCTATTGCTTTAGCCTGTTTAAAGGTTGGTGCAATGTAGGCAAACCTAGGATTCTTCTCTTTGGTCAGCAATGCTGACTTAATTAAATGGTTGATCATACATACTGTCTTGCCAAACCTTCGGTGGCAGACCAGCACACTCCATCTATATCTTGAGATTTGCTGGTGTAAATAGTTCTGATGTTTTCTTGGTGTGTAAGGTATTTTAATATTCATTAGTGTATCATCTTTGATTTACCATTATGTTCTAGTGGTAGGTAGTCTATACCTAGTGTTACCATAACATAGTTAACAAATAGTTGAGCAGAGTGGTTGTTGGGTATACCAATAAACTTAATAGTTACTGCATTAGTCTTTTCATCAACATAAGCAATACAATCTAGATCTTCTGCATGTAGGTAATCCATATACCATATCTAGCTAATTTAGAATTGTTTTAAAGTAAAAAATAAAATATGGCAAAACATTGAATAAAATGGTGCAGGGTTGTTTGTGGGGGTGTCTGTGTATGGGTGTGGAAATTATCCATGTATATATATATAATAAACATACACCACAATTTTAGGGGTAGGGGTAGTCAAGTTCTACAAAATACAGACATTTTTAGTATTGATAATAAAGCACTATCAATAATAAAACAAAAAACCTTTAAATAAATAGGTCAACTTTGTTTACCGTTTGCTATATCGCATAAAATAAAAATGCGCCTGTTAATATATGAATAGTGTCTTTATCTAATATCCCTCAATCTATTTAGAACCATTATAAACTATAACCTGCGTCATTATGTCATCTATTTATTTATAATTAATTTGATAGCTTTTATTTAAACAACAAAAGGGAAACAATGAAACAATTAGCAATCTTTATTCCATTATTGATTATTTCAATAATTGGTTTTGTAATAAGTTCTATAAGTAATGATCATCTTTTAATTACTTTAAGTTGGATCAGTTCAATAGGATTTTTTCTATTAATATTATTAAATGTATTAACTAACTTTTTAAATAACTAACATGATTAAAAAAATATTAGATATATTAGATTATATTTTATTTGGTGCGCTTATGCTGTATTTTTTCTGCGGTGGTTTTAAATATACAATAGACTATTTAGCTGCGACAATTTGACCAATAGAAAGCAATCAACAAATAAATTAACTTAATTAAAAAACAACAAAGAGAGGAAACAATGACTACATATAAATCAGCATACAAAACAACAACATTTGTTGAGGATAAAAAAATAAATGTTGTACACCATGCAACAAAGATTATTGAGCATGATGTAGAGAATAACACTATTAAACTTAATAATGGTGGTTGGTATTCTAAAACAACAAAGGATAGAATGCACTCTTATTTAATTGAGAATGCAAATTATAGACTATATCAAAAAAAAGGTAATTGGTTTTTAGATCAAGTAGATAAATCAAATGACTACAAAACTATTAAAACAATACCTTATGAAAACAATATGATATTGAGGGTTCAGTAATGATATATAAAAAATGGAAAGATGTATATTTAAACATCATACAGAAAGCAAGTGACCGGTTAGGTTTCGATGCTTCGGATCTTAATCCGTGGTTCTATACTATATACGATCACCTTCATAGGTCCAATGCAGACAGCTTGAGAGAGTTTAAAAGAAAACTTAAAGAGGTGCGACACAATGCCAATAGAAATTAAAGTTTTATTATTGTACGGATTAGTTTTTATGGTCCACGAATTAATAAAGAAAGCGAGGAAAAAATGAAGATAATGCAAGAAGTTTATTGGAGTTTAGACGATGATAATAAAATTGTAATAGACAAGGAAGAAATAGAAAGAGAGTTTCGTATAAAACTTGAGTCTATAATTGAAGAAAAAACAGGTTGTGAAGAAGAAGAAATGGATGAAGAAATAATAGGAAACGAGGAATAAATGAAGTTTAATGAATTAGAAAAAAAATATAGATTATTAGCTAAATATAATCTTGATGATAAATATCCTCAATATTTTGGAGAGGATAAAAATTATCAAGATAAATATTTTATTAATGAAACTGATAAAGATGTTTATAATTGGTGTGAAAATGAAAATGAAACACCAATTAGATTTAATCAAAGTGGAGAAATAATAGGAAACAGCGAGTAATAAATGACAGATCAAACTAAAGATGAGATAAGAATGGTCCAAGAAATAAACAAAGCTAAAACATACGAACACAAAAAAGGTGAGAACCAAAAGAGACATGAGTTGTTTATCAATGCTAGATCTAAAATGGATAAGATCGCAAACGCATACAACAAAGCAACTAATAAAGAGTTTAAAAAACTTTATAAAGAAAAATGGTTTAAGCTGGTGAAACAATATGCAAATAAACTTTAAAGAATATTTTAAAGAGGATGATTTATTATCAGGTAATGTATTAAGATTAATAAATGAGACTCAAAAAAATATAAATGACAACAACAATAACAAGAAAGTAAAAGAGGTAAAAAATGTTAAGCAAGTATCAAGCATGGCTACAAACTTCAAAGCCTAATGAATCATTAACTTATCATCAAGGCTATTTAGCTAGAGATAGGTTTTATAACAACACAACAAGAGACATTGCTAATCTATTCATGAGATCAGCAGAGAATAATATTGTTGTATTGTTTCAAAAAAGATTGACGCATGGATCTGTTAATAAAGATCCTGTGTTTCAATACATGGCAAAAAAAGTGTAACAATAACAAGGAGAAAGGGAACTAAATGCCAAAGAAAAATAAAACATGGAATGATGCAGTTGACCAAGTGTCTGAAGCACCAGCAGTATATGTATTTCATAATACATTGTTTAATTTTAATATGTTTATCAGTGCACACGATGCTGAAGAAGCTATGGAAAAATTTGATCAATGTTGCATGGCACATAGAGAGCAATGGAAAGTTATGGTAGAGATAGGAATACAACCAACACAAAATTAATCTTTATTATCAGGGGGTATATCAGTTATATCCCCTGATACATCAATCATATTATCCGTATTATCTTCCCAACTAATAGTCATTTTAGAATCTATATTTTGTTTGATAGGTTTGTTATCAGAATAAAGATCAGTTAATTTATTAGCAAGAAATGTAATGAACTTTGTTTTTTCCCTGATCCAAAGAATGGCATTAGGATTTTCTACTTCCTGATACTTAAAGACTTGCAGCAACTTATCAATTAAAGTTTGAACTCCATACTTTCTAGCCTCTGTTATTCTTATCTCTAGCTCTGGATTTTTTTTTAAGTACGCATAGAACTTCATCAAGCTGAATGGATAGGCTTTTTGATCTTCCAGAATTTCGGTAAGGGTTTTTCCATTTGCTAGTGCATCGCATATTATATCTGCTTGGTTGGTTGTTATCAATTCTTGGTTTGATTTTTTCGTAGTAATATTCTTT